TTGCTGTTTATATGTGGAGAGTTCATTCCGGGCCTTGATGGCCTCACGCTTGAGATGGATTTGTTTTGCGGTTGCGATCCGGTTACGGGATTCGTGTGCCGCAATCTCCTCGTTGGTCATTAAGTCCTTCTCCTCTTCGGAAAGTTCCTTGGGAGCAGGGTAGTCGTGATTAATCAGCAACTTATGTTCCTCTTCGGAAAGTTCCGGCTCCTTGATCTTCTTCAATGCCAGCAAGGCTTCCATATCGCCAAGCTTCTCCGGTTCCAGGTCTTTGGCTCTGAGAAATCCATCTACGTCTTTTCCTCCGGATTCCACAAACTTATCAATAGCCTCCGCTAGGTGGCTTTTGTATTCGTGGGGTTTGAAGGACTGGACTTTCTGTTCAAATTCGTCCCTCTCGGAAAGAATCTTCTGGAGATCGTCCTCTGATTTGATTCGCCCCTGTGACTTCTCAGCCAGGAACGTATCGATGGATAAATCAGGCTTTTCGCCTGGTTCTTCAACTTTGGGAGTCTCAGGTTCAGCAGGGGTTTCGGGCACTTCAGAGGATGGTGTTTCCGCTGGTGTTTCCGGCACTTCTGGAACCTCCGGAGTATCTACTTTATCTCCGGCATCCATTTGCAAAACTGAGTCAAAAAAATCTGCTTCCATAATTGATACTGTCAAATATACTAAAAATTAATTTATTTCGTTGCAACATCCGCTCTTTTTGCATTCTTAGCGGCTATTCTCTCCTTACTTTCGTTATTCATCTCCGCAATTTCACGGTCTTCCTTGGCTTTCTCCTCTATTTTATCCAGCTCTGTACGGCGCTTTGCCTGCTCCTTCATCTCATCGAGCATGTATTGTAATTCATACTTCTGGGATTGGATCTGGCCAGAAAGGTCGCTTTGGATGCCAAGTTGCTTCTCAAGCAGTTCAATGTCTCTTTCGTGTTTCTTTTGAGCGTAAATCTCCTCCATCTCTAACTTCTTTTTGAGCTTTTCCGCTTCAGCTTCAGCCGCCGCCATGATCTGATCCTGGCCGGTTTTTGACCTAAGTTCCTCCATCTGCTTCTCATGCTCCTGCATTTCACGCTTCCGCATTTCCAGGCGGCGGCGGAACTCAAGTTCTGCTCTTTTCAGATTCCGTATCCGGCGAACAAACAGGTAGTCATCTACCGTGATACCAGGCTTGTTCCCTGTTTCCCTCATCTCCATCTGGGTCTTCATCATTGTGATCAGGTCTGCCCATTCCTGTTCGTCTGCCTCAAATTGGGGGAATATTCCGAAATCATGGGGCCTGATGTCCTTGGTGATTTCAGCGTACTTGCCGTTGGAAGTCCCTATGCCGTTAACATACCGCTTGATCGTACCGTCCTTGACCATCAACTGGAGGAGGCTGATTACCTTTTCTCCGGTCTTTTTGGTAATGTACTCTGCGGCACTTATGATGCCTTGGATAGAGTCCGAGGTGGATTCGACAGATAGTTTGGTTGAGGTTACGCTCTGCCTTTCCGGGGCCTGCCCCATGGCGGCTTGGGTGACTCCGCATATATCCTGAATCTCTTTTGCCTTGTGCATCATGAGTTCAGTGTACTGCATTACCTCCGGGGGGAGCCCTCCCTTTAATTCCTTGAAAGTGTCTCCCAGGTATTCCCCGGCATCGTTTCTGGTAGCCGCAAAGGCCACGCCTGTTCCAAGGTAAAGTTCAATGATTTCCAGGGGTTCGTAATATTCACCGTCACCTTTCATGACGTTCATGATCGCTTCTGGGTGAACCATGAATCCGGGAGGAGGTGATTTAAGGATTGCCGCCATCAGCTTCAATCGGTAGATCATGTAATCATCTGCCAGGGGCTTTGCCCTCTCCACGATGGATTTAGCGTCACCGTCCTTTAATCCTATGCAGTAGAACTGAAAAGGAAGGACACACTCTGAAATAGACCCCGGCTTAGTGGGCATGTTCTCTCCCAGTTTATACCGGAAGATATGGTCTGTCCCGATTACCCAGAACCCTTCGTAGTAAACTCTGTATGTGAACTCATCCCTTTCGTAAGATCCGGAAGGCTTGTACCCAAACTCAGCTTCCTCTATTTTGCGGGAACCGATCTTTGTATTCTTTCTTTTGTAAACCTTCCTGTTGGTGCGGTAGAAACAGAAGTGCATCACCTTAATCGTGTATGCATCATAGGTCTTACCATGCTCATAATATGAGGTCAAGTTGGTAATGTCGCCTATGTCATTGCCGACAGTCTGGAACCCGTCAATTCCCTGGCTGGAAACGATTTGCTGAATCTGCTCTTGGGAAATGTCATTTCCGGCTAATCTGGCAAACTCATCAGCCCTCATATCCAGCACCTCACCCGCATGACGCAGGTTCCGGAACATCCTGTCATTGGTGTAGTCAACTACCGCTCTCTTAGGGTCAACTCTCCGGCATACTATCTTCCCCTTCTCATCAACATAGGTACGTGATCCGCCAATAGCTGTATTGCACAGGTCCTCTAGGATCAGCTTGAATTCCTCCATCCACTCATTCATCTGGAACACCATGTCAATTCCGGTTTCCGCCATTACCTCGTAAGGGGCCTTGTAGTCATACTCCACATCGGCATCCAGCTCTTCCTTCGATTGTGGCACCTCATCCGGACCGGGCATCGGGGTTCCGATAGCTGATCTGTATTCCTCTATCCATCCCTCGCTTACCAGGTCCATGAACGCTTCCATTTCGTGTAGGTAGGCCATTCTTTCATTATCCGCCTGGGGGTCCATGGCCCGGCAAATGATGTTAATTCCCCTTTTTTCCAGGGAACCTATGATCTTATCAATCACATTGGGTATAACCGAAACAACCTCGTAGTCAAGATTGATCAGGGTCTTGTTCTTGCCCAACATGCCCTTCAAGTGGTCGAAATGCTTCTTGTACTTGCTGGTATCCTGCCTGCCCATCCGGTACTTTTCGTTTTCAGCATACCTCCTCACAGCCCTGCTGAACAAGTTTGTACCCGTTCGCTTGTACTCAGACCACATGGCCTTTACATACTGAAGCCCGTATGATTTATCTGACTTGTCCTCGTTAGGAACAAAGTCGCTGGGATACTGGTCTGTTTTCTCTAAATCGATCATGATACTTTATCAAAAGTACGAAATAATTGATAATTTCTCCCTTCCTTCGGAACAAGTGCCGATGGGTTCCTTCTATAAGCCGCAATAAGGGCGAAACCTTTACTTACTGTCTCATCTGACTTTTGCGTTTTCTTAGGGTCGAACTCCTCCATATCCTCTAATCCGTCAAAATCCCAGTATCGCCGGTAGTTGTTCTCAAAGTGCTCTGCCAGGTTAATCGTGTATTGCTGGATAATCCTGGAATCAGAGTGTACCCCCATATCTTCTACTCTTCCCTTGGAATACTCAGATTTTGTGTTATTCGGCCTGTCAAGACCAAATGCGGAGAGTCTATTCTTCTTAAAGAAGTTGATAGATACAGTTTTGTTTCTCTCTATGATCGCCGGACAACCGAAAAACCATAACATCATAAGGATATCCTCATTCATCATGGAAGTTGTCGGGGCCCGGTGAACATACCTGGCAATAAAGTTGTCGCTTATTTTGGTAATATCCTCTGCATCTTTCCCTCCGTCAATCTCCTCATTCTCGTACATAAAGATAGACGCAGCGCAATTTGATCCCTTCCCCTTAACCACATCGATTCCGAAAGGGTCAACTCCTGCGGCGAACCTATGGCCGTTCATGGGCTTTCTTCTTTCGTCAACCCGGTTCAGCCAGCTATTGGGAGGCATCCACCTGAATACAAACTTACCATCCGGATCAGCTATTGCTTCCACTTTGCTGAATCTGACATTATCTTTCCATCGAAGCCTGTACCGTTTAAATGGCAATGCTTCCGGGTTCTCTTGAATAAACTCCTTCTGGGAATGTATCTTCTTGATGTTAAAAGGACTCTCCTTGTCTGCCCACCTGAAAAGCTCTGCTTCACTTAACGGGAACTGGCGTATTTCCTCATCTAACTGGTCCGGGTCCAGACCTTCCCTGGAGTTGATAATGTATTGCCTTGAACCTACACCTTCCTCATAAACTCCGCCGGTGGACCTGAGATATTCAAGTTGCGCCGGTGTAGGGGGACCGGTTATGGACTCACCATACTCTCCGATAAATCCCTCGTAACCCTCATCGGCTGTCATAAACAACCTGTATAGCCCAGACGGGGTACGGTTGTTCTTGTTTAACTCATCCTTGTCTGAGGTTGTCCACAATTTCTGAAACTGAACCCCTCCGTCTTTTGACATTTCCCCTACGGTTGAAGGAATAAGGGCCTT